CAGGCGATCAGGCGGTAGACGAGGCGGCGCGTCAAAAAAAATCTTTTGAGGATTTAGAAAAACAAATCAGACTGAATGACGCAGCGGTGCAGGAGCTAGAGGGCAGCCTATCAGACGCGGCGGCGATTAGGTTTGATGAGGCGAACAGGGAGATACGGCTGCGCCTAGTTGTGGAGGGACGCGACGAGGCGGTCGCTCAACTCGATAGGCTGCGGTCGTACACCGTTGCACAGGCCGGTATAAACGCGCTCAATGAGGAGGCTGATCGCATTTCGCAGCAGCGTGCAAACTCCGAGACGTTGGTGACCATCGCGCAGCGAAACGGCGCGATTACTGAGCTAGGGTCATTACAGGCTCGCAGCGAGGCGCGTGCGCGTGAGGTCGAGGAGCTACAGCGCATCTATGAGGTGCGCCTAAAAATCGCACAAGAGTCCGGCAACACTAAACTGTTGCAGGACGCGGAAAATCTGCGCGTCCGCATCGAGGAGCTGAGGGCGGCGACTGATTTATTGGGGCAGGCATTTGACAACATTTTTGTCGGCAGCGCCGCCGATGCGTTCGCGGCGTTTGTCACTGGTGCAAAATCAGCAAAAGATGCGTTCAACGATTTTGTGGGGAGCGTTGTCTCACAAATCTCGCGATTGGCAGCGCAGGATATCGCTGGCTCGCTCTTCAAGGGGTTGGGCGGTGGTGGTGGTGGTGGTGGTGGATTGTTAAATTTATTCTCATCATTTTTTGGCGGCGGAAGCGGCTTCACTGGGCAAACTGTCGGCGGCATGTTTACACTGCCCGGCGAGGGGTACGCCAAGGGCGGCGCGTTTACAAATGGCATTGCAGACACCACAACATTTTTTAACCCGGCGATGATGGGCGAGGCGGGCCCCGAGGCTATAATGCCGCTGGCGCGAGACAGCAGCGGGCGTCTCGGCGTGCGTGGCAACAGCGGCGGCGGCGCTAATGTCAACATCACGTTTAACATTTCGACCCCGGACGCTAATAGTTTTCGCGCCTCAGAGAGTCAAATTTCTGCGCGCCTGCACGCGGCTGTGGTCGCCGGGATGAGGAATAGATAATGTTTTTGGAGACGCCACGATTTCCGGACGACGTGACCTATGAGTTTGAGGGCGGCCCTGCGTTTTCGACCGAGGTCGTTATTAACGCGGGCGGCTACGAGTCGAGAAATCAAAATTGGGCACAGGCGCGAAGGTCGTGGCGTTGCAATCATGCGCCCAAAGACCGTGCGCTGACCGACGTGTTAACGGCGTTTTTCCACGTCGCCAATGGCAAAGCGCACGGATTTAGGTTTAGAGACTGGACGGACTACGAGGCCACGGCATCGCAGGGCGTTTTTGTGGCAATCAATGCCACTACATACCAAATGTATAAACGCTATGGCGCAGGCGCGTTTTCGCACGACCGAAAAATCGTCAAACCCGTCTCAGGCACGATCACAGTCACAGGCGGGAGCGGTGTCAGCATCAACCACGCGACTGGCATTGTCACGGTGTCGAGCGGAGCACCTACGGCATGGGCGGGCGAGTTTGATACTCCGGCGCGTTTTGATTCTGACGAGATGCGATTGCAGGTCGTACAGACGTCGCCGCGCCGATATGTGTGGGGTGACATCAGTCTCACGGAGATTAGGCTTTGAAGGCCGTTTCTGAGGCGCTTAAACAGCATTTCGCTAGCGAGACCACAACGCTAGCGACATGCTGGCTGGCCACTTTGCAAAATGGCACGGTCTACGGGTTCACGTCGCACTCGTCCGACATTGTTTTTGGCGGTCGCACATACGCCGCAGCGACAGGCATAACGCCGTCCGCGATTGCATCAAACGCGGATTTGGCAGTTGACAATCTCGACGTCGACGGCATGCTTGACGCGTCGGTAATTACCGAGGCAGACATCGCCGCTGGATTGTGGGACTACGCGGCAATAGAGATTTTTATGGTCAACTGGTCTGATTTATCTATGGGGCAAATCAAAATGCGCTCAGGCAGATTGGGCGAGGTTAAAACAGGGCGAGTGGCCTACACCGCAGAGCTGCGCGGTTTGGCTCAAAACCTACAGCAGGTCGTAGGTGAGTTGTACTCGCCGACGTGCAGGGCCGCGCTTGGCGATGCCCGGTGCAAGGTCTCGTTGGCCGCGTACACACACAACGGCACGGTCGCCAGCGTCCTGAGTCAAGAAAATTTTTCGTCCACGCTCACGCTGCCGGATGACTACTGCACAAACGGGCGCGTGACGTTTTTGAGCGGCCAAAACAGCGGACTGGCAATGGAGGTCATTGCGTACTCGCGTGGCGTTTTTACTCTCGCCCTCCCAATGCCGTACGCAATCGCAGTGGGTGACACGTTTACAGCGGTTGCCGGATGTCAAAAACAATTTTTACGCGACTGCGTTGGAAAATTTGCCAATGCGATCAATTTCCGTGGCGAGCCATACCTGCCCGGCAATGATGTGATGACGGCGAGCGGGTACAACAACACGGCCCCGAGCGAGGAGCCGCAGACGTGATTAAACGCGCTCAGGTGGCCGCAGAGGCGAGGACGTGGCTTGGTACACCATGGCAGCATCAAGCGCGCCTCAAAGGCGTTGGGTGCGATTGTGTGGGCCTTGTTATTGGCGTTGCTCGCGGCCTTGGCGTTGTTGGTGCGGATTTTAATGTTGATGGGTACAATCGCATACCCGACGGCGTCACGTTGATGACGCAGTGCCACGCGCACATGGCGCGGATTGATGCGGCATCTATTGATGTAGGCGACGTTTTGTTGATGCGATTTAATGGGAATCCGCAGCATCTCGCCATTGTTGGCGACTACGCGCATGGCGGCCTCTCAATAATCCACGCCTACGCGCTTTCGCGCGCGGTGGTCGAGCACGCTCTCAGTGATCAGTGGCGGCAGCACGTTGTTTGTGCCTATAAATTGCCGGGAGTCGAATAATGGCGCGGCTGGTATTAGGGGCGGTTGGAGCTGGCATTGGCGGATTTATGGGAGGGTCGATTGGCGCATCTATTGGCTGGTCGATTGGCGCAGCTCTAGGCGGTCTAGTTGACCCGCCGGACGCGATTAAACAACAGGGCCCTCGATTAGGCGACCTAAAATTACAAGCGTCAAGCTACGGCGCGCCAATCCCCGTCGTCTACGGCGCGGTGCGGGTGGCTGGCAACGTGATATGGGCGTCAGAAATACGCGAGACGGCTACGACAACGAGCGAGGGCGGGAAAGGCGGCCCGGAGGTAGAGACGACCACCTACACCTATGCGGTCGATGTGGCGATCAGCATAGGCGAGGGCGAGCTGGTCGGCGTTAGTCGCATGTGGGCCAATAACCAACTGGTCGCCAATTTCTCAACGGCCAACACGGACATCGCGGAGTCCGTCGTTTTTTATTCGGGGACAGAGACGCAGCTACCCGACCCAACAATGGAGGCCGCATTAGGTGTTGGTCGCGTTCCCGCTTATAGGGGACAGGCCTATATTGTGTTCGAAAATTTACAGCTTGCCGATTATGGCAACCGAGTCCCGAATTTTGAGTTTGAGATAGGCGCTGGCGAATTGATTGAGGAGGAGCCGCCGATCATCGTCGACACCGGCCTGCCAGCCATCAACTACCAAAATTTTAATACCATCGACGCATACGATTGTTTGTGGGTGTCGCTGCCAGATTACGAGACTCTCGTCCGGTATGATTTGAGAACAAAAAAAACGCTTGTCACACGCCTTCTTCTCCCGTCCATTAAGCCGAACGGCTACCCGCCAATAGACCTATTAAAGCCATACGCTCTGGCCGATGACGGTTCGCTTTTTTGCACCCGCGCGTATTTTAATGGCGCTTGCTATTTGTCGCCAAGCGGCAGCGAGAGTGACGCGGACGCGGAAATTTGGGCGCCAAAAGTTGGTATTTATCCCGGCTATCATCAGCTTCAGTTCGGCATCGCCGAGCTATTCTTAACACCGGGCGGGTTGGGTGTGCTCAAATTTAACGATGACGAAAACACCGTTTTAGCCGTAGGTTCTCACTATTATGGCGGCTACGGCGTGCGCTATTATAGAGATGGGCTGTTAGCTAAAGACACCGAATGGTCCGATGAGTTTATCCCGGACCAAATGGGCAGCAGCGTTCGGCGCGGCAACACCACAGTCCCCAACCCGTGGCCGTCCAATAATTATACCTACAGCATGCTCCCGCCGCACTGGCACAACGGGATCGTATTTAATCAAAC